ACGCTTTAGAAAATCACAATCGTCCCAGTGCATGTATTTGACCATCTTATCTGACTTGTCCGGCATCGTGACAGTCATGCCAAAACCCTCACACACATCGGCGTGAACTTGCATGTTCCAATGGACACCTGGGCGAACTGTCCCTTTGACGTCATCACCATACGTCCCAACTCGAGCGATCGAGCGAAAAGGGCGCAGTTTTGACAAATCTTGTCCATATGCATACGTATACCGCATCGCAAGACTATTTTCAACCCCATTGAGTGCAGTAGTTAAGTTGGAACCTGACATACCAATACTCATGAGCTGAACCAACGTACCATTAACGAAAACCAAAGGGTAGGTAAGATCAGTGGCCACTCCCCTCATAATCTGGAGGTCTTCCTGGGAATAATTCCCAGAGACCTCCGCCAATGTAAGGAAAACCCTTAGACTCTCGGCGATCAGCTCAACTGCCTGTGAAGTATCATACCCTGCGTAGTCTATACCAAAAGTTCGATTCTCACCATAGGCGGAAAAGTAGCGATAAAACTGGTCCCACTCTGGACCCTCAGCGTTGATACCCACCATACATTCTGACATCAGTGGGTTATTGGACATAAAAGCCAAAATACTCAGAAAGTACTGGCGAATGATCGCTGAAAAGGCCAAGGGAATTATCTGGAAAACTCTACACTTCCCAGAACCAATTTTGACTGGCTCGTCTTTCAAATGAGATAGAAACGTGGGACAGCAACGTTTCCCTTCCAAGTAGCGTGCTTTCATCTTATCTATCAACTGGAGTGTCTCCTCATCCCCAATAATAGGGCGGCAGTGGTCCGTGTATACTTCTGGATCCAAATAAACTATGTGATCTGTTTTAGGACCCGGAATTGGATGCCCGCACGATGTTTGGAGTTTAACTGCCTCCATGAAGCGCTTACCGTCCACCCCAGAGAAAGTTTCTACCATTGTTAAAGGGCGGACTCTTCTCCGTTGGTATGGTTTCTCCATAATAGACACCAAGGGTTTCAAATAATCGTCAGACGCCCACTGGAGGATTTTGTCGCTCATTCCTCCTCCGAGTGCCGTTGCTTTGACCAAGAACTTCTGCCAGGGACGCCATCCCATTGTATTTTCGGGTGGGCCATGCTGGCAAGGCATCCCACAATACTTCTCCACCAGAGGTGAAATGGGCGTTCGCATCACCGTGCTACGAAAAGTACTTATGGTTTGCTGATTCACACCTAGTACATGAAAGTACGATCCAACAGGCATAAAGCGAGTCGGGCACTTCCAATGGGGGGGAACATGCTCCACAATAGTTTTGCCATACTGTGGGTCAAGTATCTCTCCATCTTCTGCTGGAAGACCATGCTTCACTGACGTTTCAAGG